CGGGGTCAATAGAAGCATAATACTGTCCAAAAGCTGGATCTTTAATTGGTCTTTCCCACACTACTAATACACCAGTCTTATCTTCCATTTTCTTAGGAACTGGAAATTCCATTATAGGTCTTTTGTTAGTAGGCATTACAGCAGGCTTACCATTCTCATCTGAACTAATATCTAGGAACTCATAAGCATATTCTTTTTCTTCTATTCTTCTCTCCTGCGCGGCCACAAGATATGATGGGAATACAGAGACAGATCTATGATCAAATGCTTCTTTAATATTTCTAGGATGCTGAGATATCCTTAACTGGTAATCTTCAGGTCCTAGTTCTTTTTTCCATTTCTCAAACTGATCATCAAGAGCTTTTAATGACTCTTCTACAAGTGAATTACCATATTGATCTATATATGGAGGCATAGACCATTGTTCAGGAATAAACAATCCTGACATACCTTCTGTACCTTTATCATCTAACAGATTGGTTTCTACAGCATATATATCTTTTGATAATGGATTAAGGATCATATCTCTTAGTGGGTTACATTGAGATAAATCCCCCACGGATCCTGCAGCTATAAACAAACCAGTAGTAATTAAACCAGATCTCATGGCTGGTCTCATGTACTCATATGTCTTATCCATCTTAGGAGCAATCCCAGCCTCCTCATGGAAGAAGTATTTAACTGGACCCCCGACACCATTTGTTGGATCTTTTTCAAATGACATACCCTGTATGGTACCTTTTAGACCCACCTCAGCTTTTCTATCTCCTTTTCTTACCTCAATTTTTTGTTGCCACATCATAACCTTGTCTGGTGACATAGGTCTATACCATGCTGTATGTTCATTTAAGAATGCTGCATATTCCTGTAAGAATTTCCAGGATCCTTTCTCATTGATATAATCTTTAAGACTGGCTCCAATCTTTAATGTAACCCCGGCTTCAAACCATTGCTGGTTTAATAACTTGGCCATGTGATAATAAGAAGATGCAATCTGCCGTTTCTTAAGAATAGCTACATGTTTGTAGTTGAGTTCAGCCAATAGTTCATATAAGGCCATGTGGTACTGTGCATCCCTGATTTTAGCAAAGTCAAATACTTGTTGTTCTTTATCAAATATGGGCAAGAAGTTAAGCCACATATAATAGTCTCTGGTAATGTACCATGCCTTCTCTCCGGACTTAAATATAACTCCTCTTCTGCATTTAAGTTTTTGGTCATCCCAGTATGTGATAAAGTCTTTAGATCTGGGTATTGTGGCTGTGTATATTTTATCTTTTCTGAATCTTGTTGACTCAGCATTAAATAATTTACTTGTTTCATCAAACTCATATTTACCAGGTTCTTTAAATATACTAAATACAAAGTTAGACAACTCTTCTCTAGAACTAAAGTTTGTTATAGTCCAAGTTCCATTATCCCATGTTGGTATGTTTTCAAATATTTCCATTAGTTATAGAATTAAGAGTCATATGCAAGACCTTGGCCTCCACGCACTTTACTCTGTTGTTCTTCCTGTAAATCTTTGTAGGCTCCTTTAAATGACTGTCTTATCTGATCATATTTAGATGCTGCAGCAATAAGGGAGTTCATGTTACCATCCCGACCAGTAGTAATAGTTGCAGTTTCCATGTATCTAGCTAATCTATCTAACATGGATGCAATACCCTTATATGCTCTGGATGTAGGAGTTTCATACATTCTTTCACAGAATTTAAGGGCTATGTATATATTATCATCTTCTGTTGAGAACTCTCCCTCTATCTGAGTCATTATTAAGGCTTCTTTATCTACATCTGGTGTATAGAAAAATGGATTCATATCCGGATTGGGACAGGTCATGTAGAAAAGATATTGGTATATTTTTAAGTATTCATCCGGATACTCCTCCATTATATCTTTAAGGGCCTTTAATGTATAACAGTGTTCTGTAGGAACTACTACATTGTTCTGTACTTCAAATAGTTTGATAATCATTAATGTTTCTTTTTAATTGGATTTTCTTTTATATGGTGTAGCACTGCTATTACTTCATCTACAAGATAAGGTAATGCTATTGGTATTACTTCTTTAACTATTGGGTTTCCATTACTGTCTCTCTTAGTAACAGGATATCCCCAATTATCTTCAGCTTCTACTTCAAATGTTACATGATGCACAAATATCCTACCCGGTTTGAGTTTAGGATTGTGCTTCAATATAATATACATATAAATACTGAGCTGGAGTGCATAATGATTTAAATGACAATCTTCAAGACTATTAACAGGATGTAACATCATCTGTGTCATACCCTCCCAATTTGTAAATCCTTTTGTCTTAATTTCTTTATTAGTCTTGTAGTCAATGATATTTACTTTACCATTGACTACTTCAACTAAATCTGATTGGCCACATAAGCCCGCTGACTTAAGATAGACCATATGTTCTGGATACACGCCTGGTTCAAGCTTTTGTGATGGTGCTACTCTCTTACCTAGACTCTCACCAGATGGTTTGAATACAGGTACAGTAACTCCTTCTCTTTCTATAGAAGCTAGAGAACAGATATCATCTTCTCTTTGGTTATGGTACCATGTTCCTAGTGTAGTAGATCTGTCAGCTTCATTAGTCCAAATCTGCTGAATAATAACCGGATCAATACCTGACCATTTAGATCCTTTCTTTTTACTAGATTTCTCAGCCATCTTCTTTGCATCAAATGGTTGTTTGAATGCACTTACTACCGTAGTTACACTAGTCCAGTTTATATTCTCTTCAGGATTTAAACTTCTGTAGCTATGATCCTCAGCTGTAAATACTATACTCATTTCTTTAGTTGTTCTATAGCAAGTATTGCTATGTTAAAATTATCTATATCCTCAGACATGATCATTGTCTTTAAGTTCTTTACCACATCTGGTTCAATATTTTTATTTTCTTCCATCCATTCTAGATAGTCAATAGTATTTCTAACTGCTAATGCATGGTTTATCATACTACCGGTTGTAATAGATATTTGTCTCCCTTGGGGAGCAATACCATCAGTCATGAAAGATTCTAGTTCTACCCAATTCATGCATTATTTATTATTGTTTCAGCTAATGTTACTGATGATTCATCCTGAGACATTAGCATCTTTCTAATATTTGTTACTTCTTCCTCACTAAACTTACCTTCCATGCAAGCTATCTTAAGTCTTAAATATTTATTTTCAATTTCTAATCTTTCAAGTCTACTTACAATTTCTGATAATGTTGTTGCTGGAACTGGATCATAAGGCATTTGAGATTGCAACCGGCTAAATATTCCATCTCCTCTCATATTAGTATTTCCAGGAATTATATTAACGGTTTCATTAGGATCACTAATATACATACCTGCATTATGCAATCTATCTGTAAAATTTGACATACTATTAATCTTTAAGGTTATGTAATGCATCTTCTTCATCTTCAGTAGCAATAGCTTCCCATTTTCCTAATGGACATTCTGAAGATAATGATCTTGTCTTAAATCCAAGTGAACATCCACACTCATTACAACATGGAGCCGTGCCCTTTACAGCACACTTTCTTCCTTTATGCTCACACTCATCACAAATAGAATGTCTTAGTCTAGCTATTTCTTCTACTGTTTCATCTCTAATAACAGAATTAGTTATTCCTTCAATTATCTGTTTCCTGTTGTCCCAGATCAGTTTTAGGGTATTCTTCATTTTTTTTCTTTTTAAAGGTTTCTTTTCTTTGTTCTTCAAATAGTATTTTTTGTTCTAACTTAATAAGAAGATCAAGTTTTGTCTCAATTCTTTTTTTGTTAAAGTATGCACCAAAGGTTGATGTGTCATGAGTTTCCAATGATCTTTGATACCTTGGAATTGCCTTTTTTACTAAACCAGTTTTTACAACAAACTGACCAAGACCATCAACATTTATTCTGGGATGTTTTAGTCCTGTCAAGCACTCTCTGATTTTCTTATAGTAAAAGTCAATAAAGTTTTCTACTAGTAACTCTTCTATGTCTAGATCTTCAGCTACTTGCTTGTATAGTTTAGATGCTTTCTTTGGAATCATTCTGTCCTAGAAATTTAAAATCTAATAATATAACACCCTCAGTTTGTATTTTCAAATCTGGATTAAGGCTGATGATTTTTTTGTTCTCTGGATCTTTTATTACTAATCCATGTTTTTCAGCTTTGTTTACAGAGTTTCTTACTGTCTGTGGAGACTTGAATATCCAATCTTCTTCAGAAGATGCATCATAACAAAATGCAGTTAATTCAATGGGTTGATTAAAGCTTAAGAGTGTTAAGCAGTCAAGATCAGAGTCACTCATTGTTATACGGTTAATATAACAATGAGTTAGTATCTGAAATTTTACAATATCCCATTTGGGCATCTTAACCCTTTTCTGTACTTGATTTACAAGTGCCATGGCCTACTGTTTTTTAAGCTTTCTTTCTTTTGGAGTTTCTGCTGTTTCTAACTCTGGTTCATCATCAAAATCCTCATTATCTTGAGGGTTCATCATCATTGCTAGTTGCATTTGAATAGATGTTCTTTTAAACCTTACTTCATCTATCTCAGCTAGTTTCTTCTCATAATTTAACTGAGCCTCTAGATAAGGAATTGAATCCTCATAGAACTTAAGCATTTCAGCTTTTTTTGCTGTTAGTTCTTCTGCTGTCAGTTCTCTTTCATCATGATGTTGGTTCATGTTTTCCATTTTTATATTTTTTAAGTTTAGACAAATATACAATAAAAGTTTAAACTCTAGATATTTAAAACAAAAAATCCAGGCATAGAAAATACCTGGACTATAGAAACTTTAATGGATTAATTAGACACAACCTTTGCCACCGGTGCACTTATGATTGCTTGACTTTTGTTGATTACGTAATTTATTGTAACCACCACCAGGACTTTTTGATCTAGTATTTTTACTTTTAGAGTTTTGATAACTATTTATCTGCATGTTGTTTTTTATTTTTCTTATGCCTCTTTTGATATCAGTACCTATATCTCTTAACCATCTAGGTGGTTTAGCACTATCTGAAGATGTACTACCTGTAGTTTGTAAACCGGTAGTACCACCAACCTCATAGCTCTTCATTGATCTTATCATAGGTTTAGGTCCACCTTTTTGCATTGACTTACAAAATACAGTAGCATCTGTAACTCCTTTTAATCCATTTTTCATATCATCTGTTTTTAAATGTAAAATTTAGGATGGTAAGTAAGTAAAATTCTCTAGACTTATCTATCTCCAAACTGAAGATATCTAAACTAGATACTCTTAGTCTTATCATTACCTTATCCCATTGTCTAGTAGAAGACTTCCAACTATTTCTAAATTTCATACTATAAGCTTAATAACATATCAATTAACTCTTGCTGCGGGAACATATCTACTTTACTTTTCAATACATTAGTATGAGTGTATAGTCCCGGTGTGGCTTGTGCTTTAGCTACATCACAGACATCAAATCCATCAGCTCCTTTAGCTTTAATGTACTGCACTAAGCCTACTCTAGGATCAATGTTATATTTCTTAGCTATGAATAGTATCCATCTCTTTAGATTGATGATCTGAGCATCTGAGTATCTATGCCAGTATTGGAAACCACGGAATGGTTTAGCTAACTTAACTACTTGTGCTGGGTCTGCTGGTGTACTCACATATGTTTTTCCATTGACAATCTGACCCATATTACATACTTCAATAGCTACAGAGTTTCTGTGCATTACAGAATTACCTGTACCTGTATGCCATCCATATCCTCCTTCAGGAAAACATTGGATTAATTCACCATCATATTTAGCATTACCATCTTTAACAGACTGACCTCCTAATACATATTCAGTAGCTACATTACCTCTGTCATCTCTACCCCACATGTCAGCAACTTGGTATGGGTTTTCCCATCCTGCTGTATGGTGTAGAAATATCCAATCTTTTGGAACAGGTCCTTTAAAATAAGTACCTTCCATCATATAATGTTGGATGATCTTTAATGCACTTTCTACTTCTAGGTTTTCTGCATTGTCAGTATTAAGAGTTCCCATAACTGCCCAAGTATTTTTACCTACTATACCATCAGCTATAAGACCATTCTTAGCCTGATACTCTTTTACAGCTGCTTCTGTTTTAGGTCCAAAATCTCCATCTGCTGTTACCTTTAAAAATTCTTGAAGAGTAACCACTGCTGGCCCCTTACTTCCTCTTTTTAAAACAGTCATTTTTTGATCTTGTTGAATTTTTTAGTCATCATGTGAGCTACCCACAAACCTGCTCTTTTAAGTAATGGAGTCTGAGCTTCTACTTTAACTGTAGTACCTTCTGCAGTTTTAGTCACTTCAACATCCAATTTCTTTGAGTCAAGTACAAATGTTTTTTCTTCTTCAGTTGCATGTACTTCAACATCTACTTTAGGAGTGTCTACTACTACATCAACTTTTTTGTCTTTTTTCTTAACACTTACTCTAGTTTTCTTTACTTTAACTTCAGCATTAACTTCCACTTCTGGTTTTGCTTTCTTAGCCATTTTATTTGTTTTTATTGGTTACTTTAGTTATGTCCTTATAATTCTCAACTGTTAACTGAGATAAGGTTGCCGCCACTGTCCCGGCTGTTACTACATATCCTGCTACTGTTACTACTGCTGCAGGTAATGTTATTGGAGCTGCTACAACTATTGCAGCTGCTGCACCAAGTGCAATAGCTACCTTCTGTACTTTCTTCCAGAAGTTAGGTGTCTTAGCTTTCCATCTTCCTTTCAACTCTTTCATTTTTATTTTTTTGCTACAAACATTTTAACTGCATCTGATAATTCACCTACATTCTTTGCTAGATTCTTTATCTCAAGCTGAGTAAGTTCTTGCAATGCTTGGTATTTTATCTGAGTCTCTTGTTGTACTAGTTCAATTTTACCTTTTAATTTACCTAATTCTTCTGTGTTTTTTCTCACATCTCCGTGAATCATTTTTAAAAAGTATCCAAATATAGCAAAAATTGTACTTGCTATAAATATTGTTATTGTTAAAGATGCTGTGTCCATTGTCATAAATTATAAATATATATAATAATATACTAAAAATTATTGAATTGACCTAACCAACTAAGTAAAAATACTTAGTTAGATTTCATACATAGGAAGCTCAACATTATTAACCCAGTCAATAATATCTTGATCATTCCAATCTTCTGTATAAGTATATCCATAAAAGCTAACTCCAAAGATAGTTGAAGGTGTAGTTAGTGTAACATCTGCTCCACATACTCTACCAATAATATCATCAGTTACGTTTATAACTGTTACTGTAGGATCTATTATCTCTACATTGAACTGGGGAAATTTATAAGTTGCCATATTAGGTTAGTGTTGTTCCTGTTACTGTGAAATATCGGTTGAATACTGACTTGATACCAGCTGTTTTACCTGTAGTATAGATGTATAACTGTACTGAGTTTATAACATAGAATGCACTGGTTGTCAAGTTAGCATCTGTTGTGCTTGTCC